GACAAGAGAATTCTCCAGTACTCAAGAGATGGGTGGGATGGGGTAAAGCGTTGCATTGAAGAAAACATTGCTACACCGGGTCTTCGCAAGCGCGCATACGCGTTCTCTGCCGAGTTCAGGAAAAAGCATGCACGTGATGCACACTCATATCCGCTTCACTGGCTCGTAAGAAACTTGCTGATTCATGAATTCCATGTAACTTCAGTAAACCCAATCGGTCCTGGCACAAGGGCATATACAATGCAAAAAGAAGAGGAAACGTTGTGAATGCAACGATTTGCTGTTGTATCAAGAAGCGTGTGATTAAACGCAAGCCTGTATGTGGTGAAAAACCAGACGACTTTGACGAATGAGAGCCCTCGGTCAGGATTGAACTGACGACCTACCGCTTACAAGGCGGTTGCTCTACCACTGAGCTACAAGGGCGTTGCTGGATAGCAATCGTTAATTCGTTCTGCAATCCATTTAGCTACTGGAGAAGCAACTCCGTTGCCACACATTTTATATCGAACTGAGTCGCTGTTGAGTTTTCCGTCAGCCCTATAGAGGGTGTGGTTATCTGGCCACCCTTGGAGTCTTTCGCATTCAATAGGGGTAAGTCTTCTGACAATCATCTCATCGTTGTTCTGTTCAACGTCGTCCATCGCTATGTATGGGACGTTGTTCCCACCAGTTCCCATGCGCGCTTCAAGCGTTCTCATGATTCCAGAGTCGTCAAGTCTGATGTCATCGTTTCTGCGTCCGTCAATCGCAATTGGTTGAACAATAATGGTCTCTGAACCACCGCCAATGTCTCCACCGTTAGCACGTAGCGTTCCGACTCCTTCCACGTATTTTGCATGGCTTGAAGTCGTGTACGGGTAAGAAGGTGTAACTACGAGGTCTGTAGCGCTCTTGTAGTCGCGCGCTGCAACAGTAGAGCTGGTGTCGTCATCTGTGTATTGGCCGTAACTCAACATCCTGTATGCGACACTCATTCCATGACCATTACTTCTAAGCGTTGGTGAAGCAATCGTTGATGCTTGGATGTCAAGTCCTTGAGTGTGGCTGAAAAGAGTTGGTTCTACTTCTCCCGAGACGCAATCGCTTCCAATGCTGATTTCAGCTTCTCTGGAATTGTTTTTCCGCGCCGATTTGACCTTCGCAGTATTCCTGCGGCTGCCTTCACCGACAGTAAGTATTTGCTCTGGACTTGCTGAGGCGATTGAAGCAGAGAAGCAACTGACGAGGAAAATTCTGCGACGTCTTTGGGGGACTCCGTAGAACTGTGCATCAAGCAATGACCATTCGCAGATATACGCCCCCAGCCCAACCATTTCTTTGAGGACTGTCTCAAAATCGTCACCTGCTCCACTTGACAAGGCTCCTGCCACGTTTTCCCAGATTGCCCATTTTGGGTAAGCTCCGTTGGTTGCATCTTGCATCTCCTTAATGATTCGTGTTGCTTCAAAGAAAAGATTTGAACGTGTTCCAGCTACGAGCCCAGCGCGCTTGCCGGCAACGCTGAGGTCTTGGCATGGACTTCCAAATGTGATTACGTCTACGGGTTTGAGGTCTGCGCCTTTTACGTCGCTTACATCAAACCATTTTGGAACATCAGGCCAGTGGTACTTCAAAGTCTCTTGACAGTTTGGGTCCCATTCAACTTGCCATTCACATTTCCATCCAGCGCCTTCTAATCCGACATCAATTCCGCCTACGCCGGCAAAGAGGCTTCCAAATGTGAGGTTGGTGGACATGCGGGTCATGGTAGCAGCATACAACTAAGAGATGCAACTGCGGCGCACCTTTAATTAGCTGATATTGATTGTGTATAATCATAAACATGCAAGCCGAAGACAACTCAAAGTCAGTAAAAGACGTGGTTTTGATGGACTCTGATGGCACAAACAACCTAATAGAAGACATAGCCGGCAAGGTGACCCTTTTCGCAAATGTTACTGGCCATTGCGGTAATGCCGAGCAATACAAAATTCTTGAAGATGTCTACCAAAAATACAAAGATAGAGGCTTTCAGGTAATCGCTGTTCCAACAAACGATTATTGTGGCCCTGGTGTTACTTATGGTAAGTACGAAAAAGGTATAGCGAGCGCTAAAGACGCCGAGGAATACGGGCGCGAAGCTTGGAACGTAACATATCCATTCTCTGAGTTAGTTGTGTCTCGCGAAACACGTGATGGCGAAGAACAAAAACCAGAAGTGCACGACCTGTATAAAAGACTAAACCCAGAGGGTGAAAAGGCTGCGATAAACGGAAACTTTGAAAAATTCCTTGTAGACAAAAAAGGAAATCAAAGAATCAGAAAAGCAAACGGCGTTCTTCTTTGGTGGGCGCACAGAGATGGCTACTGCGAATCACCAGAACAAGAATACGAAAACCTCTGCAGAGATATAGAACAACTCTTAGACGAGGAATAGTCCTCTTCAATGGCTGGCAAGGTAGGGCTCGAACCTACGACCCACGGATTAACAGTCCGTTGCTCTGCCAACTGAGCTACTTGCCATTGCGCGCGTCGGGTAGGAATCGAACCTACAACCTACAGATTAGAAGTCTGTTGCTCTATCCGATTGAGCTACCGACGCATACTCACATCTTAATAGCCCCGCTCCTCGCTTACAATCTGATTCGTGATGCTCACGAAACAGATTGAGACTCGGAGCTCCTAGGGCTGTTTGCTAGCAACAAGGCCTGCTCGGCATCAAGAACGATAACCACATAAGAAACAAGGGCTCCATCTTCGGTTTCCTCGGTAACAACATCAATTGATTCCGGGCCGATATTGAACTTTGCTGCGATGCCAGCTCTGAGGCGACCAATGTCCTGTTCAGTTTTGGCAATTGACGAAGCAATGTCGTCTTCCCACGAGAAGTCCTCTTCAATCTTGACTGGGACGAACTTTGAGAGCATTTGTTTTGCGGTGTTTGCTTTGACGCATTGTTCGCAAGCTATTTGTGGTGCACGGGATGCGCGTTTTCTAATCTCGGTGTGTCCGCACTCAAGTTTGTGTGCGTATTCAACTTTTCCCCACTCGCCGTATCTAGATATTGATACAACGGCCTGTTGGGGGGCTTGCTTTTTATTAACCTTGCTCATCCTTTAGGTATTCTAGGTGTTTCATTCCCTTTTCGGTAACCATGTACTTTGCTTCGTCACCAAAGCCTTCTACGATTTCAACGAATCCGTTTGCAATCATAAGGTCAAGCTCTTCAACAATTTCACGTTTTGTAATCATGAGGTCATGATAACGGTGTTAATCGGATTCTGCAAGCCCTGATTTGAGGAAATTCATGACGATTTGTTCTGCTCCACGAACGTCTTCACCAAGGGTGGTTCCTTCGGTTGCTGCATCAACTACGGCTCTCTTGGACGCAATAAGGTCGTAAATCTCTTCATCAATGGTTCCTGAGGCGAGAATGTACGTGGACATCACTGAACCTTTTTGACCAAGTCGGTGGCATCGGCTGTAGGTCTGGTCAACATCTGCTGGTGACCATGGGAGCTCCACGAAGAGAACTTCCTGGGCTGCCGTAAGCGTATGTCCGGTCTTAGCTGCCTGGATAGATAGTGAGATAATCGGGGCTTCATCTATGGTCCCAGTCTGGAACTTTAACTTTGCTTCCTGGATGTCTTCCACGTTCATGCCGCCTTGAATCTTGAGACCGCAGTAATGGTTTGCGATTGCGTCGACGACCTCTCTGTGGTGTGCGGCTACAACAACTTTTTCACCTGCGCCAATCTTTTGGTCAATCCATTCGTAGACGGCTTCCATTTTTGCTTTTGCTGCAAGCTTTCGAAGCACGGAGATTCGCATGAGGTGTTCGTTTGATTCTGCTTTGATTTTTGCTTGCACGGCAGCTGACCTTGGTGATTTACCGAGCTCCCTAGCAATTTCTTCTGCTCGAGCAACGATGTATGCAACGATGTCCGCCTGGGCTTCGTTGTACTCTTTCATTCCAGCTGAAGTCCCGCTTACCACCAGACGGGAGTGTCTTACTGGCGGCAGCTCGCTGAGCACCTGTTCTTTTGTACGCCGGATGTAGCAGATTGAGCGAAGTGTTTCGTTTAATTCATCAAGGTTGCTTGCGCCTTCAATATGCCATTGGCCAAAGCGGTCTCTAAATGCGCCGCAGTATCTCCGGTAAAACCCCCACATTCCTCCGAATCTGTTGAGCTGGCCAAGGATGTCGAGCTGGGATGCGTATTCAGCGGGACGGTTGGTTATGGGTGTCCCGGTCAGACATAGAACCACCCCGGTGTCTGGAGCTGAGCGCGCCATTTTGATTGCAGCTTTTGTTCTTTGTGCTGTGGGGCTTTTTGCGTAATGTGATTCGTCGAATACATATCCGTTATAGCCAAGCAGGAGTTTGTTCCAGTGGCTAATGTTTGGGTACCCGATGACGAGTACATCAAATGTTCCTTCTTCAGGGAATTGGGACCGGTTGGTGACGACGGCGACTTTCCGGTGCGGCAGCCATTTATGATATTCATCTCTCCAGTTGAGGACGAGTCCCGACGGACAAACAATGACAGCCGGATATGCAGCGGCTGAGTGCTCGAGCGTTCCGATTGCTTGGATGGTTTTTCCGAGTCCCATGTCATCTGCGATGAAGCACCTGCGTGCGTTGGTTGCATATTTGATTCCAGCTTTTTGGTACGGGAGCAGTTTGCCGTTGAGGGTGGGTATTTCAAGTTCTGCGTCTTTGGCTTTTGATGCGATGATTGTTTCTTCACGTGCGGTTTTGATTAGGTGTGCTTCGGTGATGATGTCTTCGGGTATCTCGAGACCGAACGTTTCTCCAAATGCGATGGCTTGGGAGATTGATGTAAGCGGGACTCTCCAGCTTTTGGTCTTCGTGTCCCAGGTGATGCCGGGAACAGATTTAGCTGCTCGAACTTTTACTGGGTCGTACGAAAAGCTGAGGTACAGCCATTCGCCCTTCTTGCTTATCCCTTTGGATTCGTTGAGTGGTCTGGGGACGTAGAACAGCATTACTTCTGGGTCAATTGAGAACTGATGGTTCGTGGCGAAGTGCCGAACGCGTTCAATGCTTGAGATTGGAACTCGCCAGACCCTAGCAACTTTGTCCCATTTTGCACCTTGAATGGTTTTTATTTCGGTGACCTGATTTGCATCGTATGGAAAGTCCAAGACGAGGTGGTCGTCTGCGAGCGAGAGGCGTGATGTCACGCTTTTAGTGTATCTATTTGGCGTCTTGTTTAGAGTGAAACCGCAATGATGATGATGATTAGCGCTGTAGCCATTTCAATCATAGTTACCCCCTTTCAGATGCCTGTCAAGGTACATTATTTCACAGACCGTGTCAAGCACCTGAGGAAATATTTTCTGCTGCTGGCCGGGCGGTTCGCAGCTGCAGGTTTCTCGAGAACATCAATAAAACCCTACGGGGCTATTGGGTTTGTTTTCATCTTGTTGTTACGGTGGCGGAAGAGCTACCCGGACGCCTTAACCCAGCGCCCATCCTCAGGTAGATAGAGGGTTCCGCTTTGGTCGCCGTCTTCCCAGACCATGTGCCAAGCCCATTCGCAGCACGGTTCGTCAGTAATTGACGGGTGAGCCCCACGAGGAATATCTTTCCCGAGTTTTGGGAAGAGGGTCAGAAATTTGACAACACAGTCATGACATAGGTACCAGACTCTGGTCCCTTCTTCGTCGTCAATGACATCGTCAAACATGTCGTAGCCACCGAAGTTTCCCCAGTCAACTCTCCACCCTGAACCAGGCATGTTCATTGCCTGCGCTAAAGTGTTTTCGCATGCTGAGCATTCAGCTTTTGATTGCAAGATGCTCCTCAATATTTGTTGGGAGGATTTCTTTCTCCCACACGAGTGTGAGACGTTCCAGCATCGCTGAATACTGACGGATATCAAAGATGTTTTGTGATGGACGAAGTTTTTCCGCTGTGCGCATCCACTGCCCGTAGATTTCGTAATCCTCTGCGGACCATTGGTCCATGAAGTCTTCTTTTTGTGTCATGTTTAAACCTTATATGTTGTAGGTATTAATTGCAACATTCAAAGCCGGCCAGAGCTCCCGAAGGGTGGGTGGTTACCCTAGCCGGCTTGAACGTTTGACTGTGGCGGGTTTCCCCTAGGCCACGGCCAGAATTGCGATGCACACGAGTGCGGTTAACATTTCAATCACGTCTACTCCTTGAAGGATGATTGTTTTTTGCTTTCTGAATTTTTTCAAGTTCACAGTAGACATCAATATGCATCATTCCTTGCCTGGGGACAGTGACGCAACCGAAATCTTTTTCAATTGCTTCGCCACACCTCAGGCAGGTACCTCTGTATTTTGCTGTTGTTACTACACCTAAAAGATTCATTGCGTGCACAGTACAGAACAAGCACTGCAGGTGTCAAGCACCAGAGAATATGACTTTCGACACTTTGATGACCTCGAGACCAGAATTCTGTCAGCTCCAAGTCGCGCAGCAGCTCCATGGCGCGCAAAAGCTGCCGCTTAAACTGATTCTTCTTCTTTAGAGCTGAAAGCCCCGCCCCTTCGCAATCACCACCATGCAGGCATGTTGATGATTGCTCAGGTGCGTAAAATAACACTACGGGGCTAGGGTTTATTCTGGAACGCCCCGGTCGAAAGCTTCTGGAAGCTGCTGCAGTCACTCGTGCGCTCCCGGTTTGGGGGACAATAGTCCCGTCTTCAGCTTGCGCGCCCCGGTTGCAAGCTGCCGCTCGACCCGGCGGCTGTCGAAAAGCTCCCGGCGGCTGTCGATTTGCCCATACGGGGCTTCTGGTTTGTGTTGAATCATCTTGTTGCGACGGTGGCGGATGACCCCGGACGGCAAAAGACCCCTAGCCCGGGGGGTTGGACTAGGGGTCTTGTTTGCGGGTTTACTTCCAGCAACTAGCCGAGTAGGCAACTTCTCCGACATAATCGCAGTAGATGCCTGACGTAGAATATTCTACGATTTCGGTGTTTGCTTCGCTTCCTTTTGTGATGTAGCGAATGCGACTAACCGTGTAGGTGTCGTCATAATCAAGGATTACCTCAACCCGACGACTTGCGTCTACCGGATAGGCAACTCCGACCGTTTCGCCGTGCGAGTTTTTTAGTGGGATAACACGACCGCCTGAAATAGCGAGAATATTCATTCTTCCTACTTGGGCGTTCGTTTCTCCGATGTCGCAATGACGACCTTCTCGCTCAAGGCTGAGAATGTTTACGGTGCTGCTTCCGAACTTCAGTTTCATTTTCACCCCCTCTCATATTCCCTGAATGGTACAGGAGACATTTGAGAAAGTCAAGCACCATCGAGCAGGTAAACCGTCACGTCTTGCCGGCAATCTCGACGAATCCCGGCGCGGTCTCGAATACCACGCCCGTGAAAACTGCAGTTCAAATCTGGTGCACGTTCTGGAGCCCCGACCTTCGTAACTGAAAAGCTACGGGGCTCTGGCCGGGTTGGTTCTCTTCGATGGCAGCCGCTGGCCGGGTCAAAACGCGCTGCCGGCCGGGTCGAAACTGCCGCTGACCGGGCTCGAGGCAGCTGCATCCAGAGCTTTATAGCCCCGTTGGGGCAAACCATCTTGTATTGACGGTGGCGGATGAGGGCCAGGAAAATTTGCAGCATGTTTGCTTTTTATCGATGTGCTCTGTACAGTGCATGCATGAACGAAAACTCTTATCGAGCATTCAAGGCTAGCCTCGCAACCGTTGCGGTTACCGTAGGCAGCTTCTTGAGCTTCTCCTACCTAGACAGACAGCACACGAGGGACAACGAGTTCTTCTGCAGTGGCACCCCGCTCACCATCAAAGAGGGAGACACTCTTTATTGGATTACCCGCACGCACTGTGACGGAAACACCATGAACGCACTTGACAAAGTTGTTGCTTTTTACGGCACCACTCTTACAATTGGCGACACCATCTATCTGCCTACCTATAACCGTTGTGAGTTACGCAGGACAGACGGCGGTCAAATCATGGAAGAATGCAAGTAAGGGAGAGATAATGGGCGACTTTAGCGACCCGAGGGACTTTACGGAGTCCGACATCAAAGAGATTCTGTACGACGACTACTTCTCTGAAGGTTTACCGCCGTTCAAAGCGCTCATGAAAATTTATGAGGACATCAACGCCCGGCGTTTTGACTACAAGCTTCAGGCTTGGCAGTTCACTTACGACGACCTCAGGAAAATCGTGAAAGAAATTGGGATTGAACAGCTGAGCATTCTTGCGGCGAGGTCATAATGGTGAGCTTTCTTACAGCCTCCGTACTTTTGCTGATTCTTTTCTCTCTTTAGAACAAGGATTCCTCTTGCTCCGCCTTGGGCGGACTTTCAACGCAGACGACATGCGCATACTGGTATTGCTTTTCCTTGACGCGCATAATGCTTGTTCTACCTTGCCGCACCCACGCGGTAACTAAATGTGCCGTGCCGGATTGGTCCGGGCTCACTGGACCGCCGCAATACACGCAATGGAAAAGGTTCATCAAAACAATATAACGGGGCTTTTGCCCGAATGCAAGCGTCTTGTAGCGGCGGTGGTGGATGAGGCAAAGAAAAAGCCCGGCGCATCTCGGGGGAGAGACACGCCGGGCTCGACCGGTTTATTGCTATGCGGTAAGCGTCTAGGTTTTTATTCGCTGTATTCCTTGGCGTAACTCACTGTGAATACGCCACCAGTTGGGACGTCGTGGTGAGAGAGACGAACTCGCAGAGTCTCGCCATCCAACTTGTAGAACAAGTGCCAATCTCCACGAACGGTGATTCCTTGTACGAAGTCGGAAACTTTGGTTGCACTGAATCGGCCGGATACTTTACGCTCCCACAATGGGAGTCCGTCTACTTGCCATTCTTTGTTTTCGTTGCCGTCGAAGAATTCTTTGACGAACTCTCCGAAGACTTCCAGTTGGTCGTCCCAACAATCTCCATGACAAATGTCGGAGTTGTCGAATTCTCCAGTTGTCTCGTTGTAGCTGCTGCAGGCGCAAGAGTTTGACAACTCTCCGTCCCATTGACTGATGTCTTTATAGTGTGTAGGTATCATGCACACAGTTTGACCCATCCACGCCCCAAAGTCAAGT